ATTTGGCTCAAAGAATACAATCACATCAGGCCCCATCATGCACTCGGAATGCGACCTCCCATGCCAGAAACCTTATTAGAGAAATCCAAAATTTGTGGCACTGAAATTGGGGGCTAGACACCAACGCATCAATTGGGCAGGTACTGCAGAATAATCTCCGGAGTTCAATTTGCGCAAAAGAGTCGATTTGGCGAAGGCACCTTGGCCCAAGTTGAATACGAACGATACCAGACTATCGAACTGGTTCTGCGTCAGTGGAACGGTTACTAAGTTTTTAACGGCGGCTTCGGAATCTTTAACATCCAATCGCAAGAAACCTTCTGCCTCTTGCTTTGTGATGCGCATGTTCTTTTTGACGCCTTTTGTGTGACCATATCCAATTGTAAGAACATTGGCACTGCAACGATATGGGACGACCATGCCATCGTTATCGACTTTGGCTAGGCCCTCAAATTTTTTGATCAGGTTTATACCTTGATCGCTTGTGGATTTGGGATGCATACTGATCCTATCGGTTGGAGAAACTTATGTTGAAAAAATTTTTAGCTTTGATCGCTGCAATGGTTGCAACTTCAAGCGTTGCTGAGGAACCTGATTGGGAAGCTGTTTTTAATAAAACTGATATGTATTCTTGCGCTCTTTGGTTGCCCATAGAAGGTTGGCGGGAAGACGAAAAACCAGTGATGCCTGGATTTTTAGACTTTAAAGATCCGCCCGGATTGTACTTGAGCAAACCGTTTATGGGCGGGCAGGAAACAAGAATTCCATTGACCTATATGACAAGCGGTTCATCGATGAATAGTAACCAAACACTTAGCAACTATTCATTTGTTGCCGCAGCAGACGGCGGAGTTCTCATTGTAGAGTTCGAAACCAGAACTGATAAACTTCCCACTGAATTTTTCAAAATAAGTTTTTGGTCAAAGGACGATAGCTTCAAAGCAGAAGGACTTTGTGAACAGCCACCAAAAGGTATAGTTAATTAAATAAAACGGGCTGATAACTGGAGAATCCTATGTTGAAAAAATTGGTAGCTTTAGTTGCAGTCATGCTTGCGACAGCAGGTTTTTCTCAAGAGCCTGATTGGCAGCAGGGAATGTTCTCAAAGGGTCCTTATGTCTGCTCGATTAATGTATTTAATGGAGAAGAGGCACTGCCAGAACAACTTATTATGGCGGTTGTGGATTTTCGAGCCGAACCTTATTATGTACCAATTAGCCAAACAGGTGAAAGTACAAAGCTTCCTTTGACTTTTCTAAATAAGGCAAATCGTAAGACTTCGTTTTATATAGCCGACGAAAATGAAGGCACAGGCATTTTCACTTTCAATTTAGCAAAAAAAACATCAACGGACGAGGGCAAAACGACTGTTAATGTATTTCTAGAATTAACGTTACTTCTCCTCGAAGATGATGAGTTTAGAGCAGAAGGATGGTGTCAATTGGCACCAAAATTAGACTAACTAAAGCTGGCTGAGAACGGCGCTGAGTTTGACATCAAGCCATCTCCGCCAACGCTTTGGTAACCCAGTTCATCCATCGTATTCATAAGCTGATTAACATTTAAAAAGCTGCGATCTACGACAGCACCAGATGCATCAAAAGTCGCTGTGCTTAGATTGTTTTGTGTATCAAAACCTCTGCGTATGACATTACCGTTGCTATCGGTAGATTGCTCCACCAAACGACCATCCGTATCAAAGCTGTCAGCAAATTTTGCAAACTGCATGGTAAGTGCAGGATCGAGGCTATCACCCTGTGTAAGGATTACTTCTCGAATAGTTTCTAACCGCTGCAACAAATCGTTCTTCACAGTTTGCTGCTCAGTTGTTTGAACATCCATCCCAGAACCGAGCTGGCGGAACATAGTCCCGAAGTCGGCAACCGTATCATCTTGGTTCTGCAGGGTCTCTTGAGTGTTTCTTGCAATGTCTGTGTTCTGCTGTGTTGTAGCATTAAAATTGCGGGACAAGTCATCTCTGACTAAACCAAAGCCTCCTGTCACAGAGCTGGCTAAATCTGCTCTCGCCTTGTTCGCTAGGGAAGTGTCATCGGTATACTGCTTTTGAAAACCAGTCATATCTTCTTGAAGACCACCGAGCGAACCTTTCATATCTGTTTGTCCTTGGCTCAAACCACCGTATTGAGTGTCTGCTCGTTTAGAAAAGCCCTCAAGATATTCCTGCAGGCTTCCCTGCCCTTTGAGGATATTGGCTGACATATCGGTCAGCGTTTGGTTTTGCGTATCAAACTTATTATTTACGTTTTCGTTTACGCCGGAAAAGCCCTTTTCTAAGGTCGTATCGACGGTGTTAAATCGCTTACCAACTGCACCTGAAAGATTGGAGATGTTTTTATTTATCCCTGTTCAGGGGTAGGCTTGAAGCGGCCCTGAATGAGGTGAGTTAATGAACTCATGAACAAACCTATATTTTTGGTTTGTACAAAAATTCACCACTATATGTTGATTTAGATTGACAGAGAGTCTCAGCTTGAAACATAGTGTAAGCAACAGGCCCGAAGTGGTCTGAGAAGAGCAGCCTCCCTGATCATCCCCATACTAGAAAGGGGCTTGCTCTTCGTCGAGCAAGGTTCCGATCTACCTCTCCCTTCGGTAACCTTGCGACGAAATGAGAGGGCGCTGGCTATTTCCTCCCTGTTGTGGCCAGCCGAACTGGTCGGCCACTAATTCTTGTAGTCATCTGGGCCGACCTTTTCTTTTTATCGAGCAGCATCAGAGATATCATAAACGAAGGCACCTGAACGCATTGCTTCCATGATTGCTTCTTCGTTTTTCTCGTAGTCTTGATCACTCATTTTTGCGACTTGGCTTTCGCTGAATTTCGCTTTGCCCTCAACGCCTGGGGTTGAGCTGGAGGTTCGTCCGACTGAGGTTGCCGCTGACTTTTTGTTTGAAGTTTTTCGACGGCCAGTATCGGCTTTATAAAGGTCCAAAGCCCGAGCGGCGGCATGAGCGTCAGTGTTGTTTTTGTATAGAGCATCTTGGATATATCCTGGTTGCATTGCGACCCATTCATGGAATGTCGGGTCTTGTCTGATTTCGCCAAAGTCAGGGTGGAGTTTGTAGAGCTGTTGCTCTGCTTCTTTGCGGGTGAGTTTAGTTTCTAGGTCCTTGAGGTGACCTAGTCGCTTCTCTCCCTCTTCCAGTGCCTCGTTGGCTCGTTTGCGGGCGATTGAGTCAACAATTTGTGCAACGTCAGGGTATTTTTTGCTCCATTGCTCGATCTCTTCGTCGGTCTTTGGAAAACGTATTTGCCCTTTGGCTGCGCTATCTAGCTGCTGCTTTAATTGCTCAATCTGTTTGTCTTTTTGTGACATCAAATTCTGCGAATGGCGGCGTAGATCACCATACCGTTTTTTAAATGATGCCTCTTCAGCGTTTTCTGGTTAAGGCTCCGCTGCTTCCTGTTCTTGTGCCAATTCTTGGCTATAGGTCAGATGATCGTCTAACTCTTCTGCTCGTTTGTACTTTGCCATATTATTCCTCGGGGGCCGAAATACGGGTAGCCCATTTAAAAATCACACAATGAAGGCCATCTTCGGCTTCTTCACCATGCCAAACATCGATGTCTTTGTTCCGTAATCTGACTCGATGTATTCGTCCGTTTCTCGGACTTCAGGTTCCTCAATCTCCACTTCAACTTCGGCCACTTCGACCTCGTTGCCTTCTGGTGTTTCTTGAGGTTCCTCATCGTCTTCGGATTCCTCCTCGACGTATTGAATAAGACCCATGTCATACATGCCCATAAGGCCCATTTTTGCTTCATCCTGCATGTCCATGATGTGCTTAAGGCCATGCCACTTAACGACATCTGCAGGCAGGACGTACTCACCGTCCGAAATCATCACTGAGATATCGTCTCTAACGTTTTCTGGGCTGCTTCCTGGCGGCACTGGGTTTCCACTATCTGGATCAGCCATGATCCCGTCATCCATCCCACAAGGCATCCCACCATGGTATAAACCAAGGCCATCTTCCAATTCATCATCGCCCACCGCCTGTTGTACTGCTTCGCCTCGCTGGCGTTCATATGTGCTTAGTCGCCCATCATTGTTTAGGTCCGCATCGTCTTCATCGAGTTGAAAACGCTTATCGGCCATCTCTTCACCAGCTTTGGTTTTAATGCCCTTACGGGCTTCTTTTTTCGTCGCCATTATTCGGCTCCTTTAATTACTTCATCCCGCAGTGTTTCGAGGCGTCTTAGCTCTCGGATTGCACCTTGGATTGCGCAAATTTTTTCGATGTCTTGGGTGATTTCGAGCTGGTTGCGGAGAACCTCTACTCGGGCGGTGACGTAAGAGTGGACCTTGTCCATCACCTCTTTATCGTTTACCAAAATTAAAAGTGTTCGATAGAACTGCTTATCCATTTTTTTCCGTTAGGTTTTTCATGACAGACTTAAATTTTATTACTCTGTCGAAGAGGGTTGATGCGATTGACCGAAAACTCGATCTCATCCTTGAAAAGCTGAATGAAGTATCCAGACCAAAAAGCTTAGACCGCTTACTTACAGATGAAGAAATCAAGCTTAGGGAAGTAAAAGAGGAAATGAGATACATGCGGCAAGAGCATCAAAAGTCCAAGCCTAAGTAGCTTGCGGTGGCTGCTGTCCGCCGTTATCTCCACCACCTTCGCCTGTAAAACCTTGCGCTCCAGGTTCGGGGGCATTTCCAGGACCAATATTACCACCGCCTGACCCTGTCGGATCGTTTACGCTAGGAACACCGCCCTGTGGGGCTGCTTGAGGCTGCTGAGGCATCATCTGTGCAATCTCTTGCATCATCTTAGCTTGCAGCATTGCTTCCCTTGGATCGTTCAAGATTTTGTCTTCATCCAAATCCAATGACGCTGCCATTTCCCGAAGGATGTAATCGTATTTGATGAACGGGGCCATTGCTGGATTTGCAGACATCTGCATGAACTGCAGTAGTCGCTGTGAGCGTATTTCATTACGCATCAAAGACTCTGTGCCTCGGGCAAATACTTCCAGATCGCCTTTTGAATATTCCTCATCAAAATTGAACTGCATGTTGAAGTTGAAAAGTGCCTTACCCAATGGGCGAAGCAGATAGTCATCAATATTTCGCACAACCGTTTTGATGTTTTGCGCTGCTGCTCCCATTAGCATCGACATGCCTGAAGCTGTGCGCCCTACCCCCATAACTCCGCCGATACCATGGGCGTAGGATGGAATACCTGTAGCCTCATCTGCTAGCTGACGGCTCTTATCAAACATCATCGTCAACTCGTTTGATAAGTTCGGAAACTTGGTGCCGAAGATACTGGCGCCTGGTGTACCCTGCTGACGACGAAACACCTTGCCGGGGTAGACAGACAGGTCTTGGCCAGGAACCAAGTTGGTCTCATCAATCTCGATCAGCAAGTTGCCCGATAGTGCCGCATTATCAACAGCCATACGCATAAAGCCGTTCATCAGGAGCTGTGTGTCCTGCATGTTTTCCGCAACGCCAATGCTAAAGAACGAGTATGGGTTCAGCTCGTAGGGCACAGCACTATAAGGAATTCGGGTTGGTGTGAATGGGTTGATGACTAAGCGAATGATTTGTCCGTTACAGACCCAAGCATTCACCTGTACTTCGTCCCGATCTACAAACTCTGCAGGTAAATCAATGTCCGCCTCTTCAGCCAACTCTGAGTCCAAAATACCCCAGTATTCCAGCACTTCAAAACGGTCTATCGCATCGGTAGATGCATCGTCCTCTAGCGCATCCTCCCAATATTCCCTTTGGTAAGTTGCACCATAGTCAATCGCCAGCTCAATACTCTCTTCTCGAAAGTGTGGACGGCGCTTCAAAGCTCGCATTTGGCTACGATTCAGACGGTGGCGTTGCACTGTATATTCAGCTTCAGCCATATTCCGAGCGTCAGGGTCTGGATAGAAATCCCATATTGAAACAAACTCAACTTTAGGGATCGTTTTATACTCTGGTGAGTAACTCCCTTCTTCGTCCCAGCTTGGATACTCTTTATCGAACGCAAACGGACCTTTCAGGATACCTGTACCGAACAGGCAGGCTTCGAATGCCACTGACCGTAAATGCTTTGACGCATCGCTCTCAGTGAGCTGGTCATGCATGTTGCGTTCCATGAGCATCGCTGCCCTTTTGGCTGGCTCGAATGTAATAGTAGTTGGGGTTTTGCCGGGGCCGTCTGCAACTTCGCCTTCAACAGGCTTCAGTGTGTTTTCATAGACACCCAGCGCCTCAAGCTCAGGTCGGGTGACCGAGCGAGGTGGTTTGTAGGACATCCCAGTCGCTTCTTGGACCTTGTCTTCAGTCACCTCATTAGGATCGAAGTTAACAGCATCAGCGACACCTGCAGGCTCATTGCGAGGCTCAATGCCTACTGGGAACTTGCTGCCTGCAAAAAGTACATCAATCACCTGCGCATATGCGGCTAGGACCTTCGTCTTTGTGATTTTCACAAAGGCTTTCGATTTCTCAGTATCGGTGAACTGGACTTCAGGGCCGTAAATACCCCGATAGTTCCGATAGCCCATTAGCCAACGGTCTTCGTCCGCTAAACGGCGGTCTTTGGAACGGCGAAACTGGGATTGAATAAACGCTGCAATACCGGAGTATTCTGCGTTTTCCTCTTCAACGTTTCCATCTTCATCGAGCGCAACAACTGCATCTGCTTCTGTTGCGTCATCTGGAGATACGCCGTTTGGGGGTTCCATTAAGGCCATAAATTAGTATCCAAAAATTGAATCTGCTGGTTGGAAAGTGTTCATCGGCATTTTGCCAAAGTCGAACGCTCTCGGGCGGCTCATGATGCCGTATCGAATGCTGTCGTAGGCATGGTCAGATGCATATCTAGGATCGATATCATCGGTTCATTTGGGATCAGACGGGATCACAGGTAAATCTGCGATGATCTGACGGCAGGTGTTAAAGAACTGGATGCCCGGGACGCCTGTGACTTCATCTACCTTCAGCAATTCATGTAATCGGTTCTTACCTGATACCCTTGCACCTGCGGATCTGTCTGAAGGTCGCCATCTGCAGCCCATTGCAATCATTTCTTCAGCGATTGAGGGGCCGATTTGGCCTCTGTTGTGCCAGCAGGAGCTATCGAGGATGCCATATTGCACTTTATCGCCTATTTCAGCCTCTAAAACCGCTTTTGCGAGGTCCCTGCCCGTATGTTTGCTCACATACAGCTCCCGATAAACGATTAATGTCTCGTAGCTCGGGTCTATGGCCACCCAGTGAACCGCTGAATAACTAGAGTACCCAAAATCAGCCGATCTAAATCGCCGCCACTTAGGCGGAATATCAAATGGCTCAATGACATGGTCCTTTTGATTGAATTCTGGGAATGCGGCCCCATCTGCAACGGCCCAATCGCCGTCTAGGAGCTGTCTGCGCTGATTTTCGGGCAATGAGAGCAGGTTTGCCTCATATGTGCCCTCATCATACAGATATGGGTTATCTTTTAGGCTTGCTGGGATGAACCTGCGCTGAAATAGTGGCTGTCCGGCTTTTTCATGGTTGCTTGGGTAAACCAAAACCTCATTTGTTTCGATATCCCGAGCATCGAAAGGTTTGTTTGCGGGTGCAGGGTCAATAAAGGTCTGTTTCACCCACATGTGACCTCTGTTTCCAGGGTTTGTGGTGGCCCTCATGTAAACTGGTAGATTAGGATCAGTCGTCCGCAAACGAGATCGCAGGTAGTTCCAAGCGAATGGTGTTGCGTACTGAGTAAGTTCGTCTACTCCGATCCAACTGAACGACTGACCTTGATAACGCAAAACGTCTTCGTCCCGCTCCAAGTAAGTCATCCAAAGTCTGGCCCCGCTTGGGAAGACCCATTGGCTTGCCTTCTCCTGAAATTTCGCTCCCGGGTACGCTTTCGGATACAGTTCCTTACTTTTCCACACCAACTCTCGGAGTTCATCGTTTGTGCGTCGAAGGAGCAGCCCGACAAATGCAGGGTTTCCAAAATATCGCAATGGATCAGCAAGTAACGCTTGGCTTTTGCCTCCGCCTGCTGCGCCTCCGTACAGGACCTCCCGTTCCGATGCCGCAAGGAATTCTGTTTGCGGTCCTGGGTTCGGGGTAAATACGATCTCCTGTGTTGATTTCGGGACCGCATTAAAATCTAAATTGTCCGATACTGGGTTTGATGCATCCTTGCCTTCAAGTTTTGCAATCTTCTTTTCGGCCATGGTCAGAACCCGTTTGGC